GAGCGTAAGAGAAGGTCGCGGTTTGCACCCTACCCAGAAGCCCGTCGCGCTGATGGAGTACCTGGTCAGAACCTACACCAACCCCGGCGACCTCGTACTCGACAACTGCATGGGCAGCGGCACCACGGGCGTCGCCTGCGCGAACACCGGGCGGCGGTTCATTGGAATCGAGCAGGACGAGACCTACTTCGCTGCGGCGAAAGAGCGGATTGAACGCGCATTTGAGGAGCGCTCGCTGTGAATCGCCTAGCCCTTGATACCGAGACGTTCAGCGAACTCCCCCTCAAGAAGGTCGGAGCATACCGCTACAGCGAAGCTTGCGAGACGATCATCGTCTCGTGGGCGTGGAACGACGACCCGGTGACCGTCTGGGACATGAGCGATCCGGCCGAGCGGCCGGGCTACCTGCTCAGGCTCCAGAACCTGATCGACGAAGCGGACGAGGTGCTGATGCACAACGGCGCTTCGTTCGACCGCACCACCCTCGCCGCGCAGGGCGTTACGATCCCGATCGAGAAGGTCAAGGACAGCATGGTGCTCGCTCTGCAGCACAGCCTGCCGGCTTCGCTCGACATGCTCTGCGACGTTCTCGACGTGCCGCGCGACCTCGCGAAGGACAAGGAGGGCAAGAAGCTCATCCAGTTGTTCTGCAAGCCTAGGCCGAAGAACGTCAAGATTCGTCGCGCCACGCGCGAGACGCACCCCGACGAGTGGCAGGCGTTCTTGGAGTATGCGCGGCTCGACATTGAGGCCATGCGCGAGGTCTACCGGCGCATCCCGCGCTGGAACGACACCGCGTCGGAGCGCGAGTTGTGGCTGTTGGATCAAGCGGCCAATGACCGGGGGTACGAGATCGACCTCGACTTGGCCGCGTCAGCCCTGCGGGCCTTCGACCGCACATCGAAGGCGATGGCGGCAGAGGTCGCAAAGGCCACAGGCGGCGCTGTGGGGTCCGCGACCCAGCGCGCGCGGCTCAAGGAGTTTATCGAGGAGCATTATGGTTATCGTCTGCCTGACATGACAAAGGGCACCTTGGACCGCGCGCTAGAAGATGAGAATATGCCGGAGGAAGTTCGCGCGCTCCTCGGGAACCGCCAGCAGGCTGCGGCCACATCGCCGGCCAAGTACCAAGTGCTGTTGGCCGCTACGGGAGCAGACGGACGGCTGCGCGGAACCATCCAGTTTTGCGGCGCGTCGAGAACCGGCAGAAGTTCGGGGAAATTGTTTCAGCCTCAGAATTTGCCCCGTCCGTCGATGGCGTACACGTCAATCGAAGCTGGCATCGAGGCGATGAAAGCCGATTGCGAAGACCTTATATACAGCAATGTCAGCGAGCTTTGCACCAACGCCATCCGAGGTGCCTTGGTCGCGGCCGAAGGCAAGAAGCTCTGCGTCTCTGACCTGTCGAACATCGAGGGCCGTGTGTTGGCGTGGCTGGCGGGCGAGCAGTGGGTGCTCAAGGCGTTCGCCGATTACGACGCCGGTATCGGTTACGACCTCTACATCCTCAACTACGCCCATACTTTCGGCATGGACCCGAAGGACGTCACCAAGGCGCAAAGACAGGTAGGCAAAGTGATAACCCTCGCTCTAGGCTACCAGGGGGCGGTAGGGGCCTTCGTGACGATGGCGGGGAACTACGGCGTAAACCTGCCGGAAGACAAGGTTATCGAGATCGTCAAGGGCTGGCGCGCGGCCAACAGCCGCATCCGATCCCTGTGGTACGCTCTGGACGACGCCGCGAAGCGTGTGCTGGCCAACGTCGGTTCAAGCTGCACTGTCGGCAAGTTGACCCTCGACTGCCGCCGCGATGCGTACCAACGTCTTTGGCTGCGCATGAAGCTGCCGAGCGGGCGATACCTCTGCTACGTCGATCCCCGGATAGAGACACATGAATGCCTGCGATGCGATGGCGAGGGTATCGTCCCGTTTGTCTTCGAGGGCGTGGAGCGGAAGCTCCAGTGCCCCGACTGCGGCGGAACAGGCACCGTCGGTGACGGGCGCATTACCTACGCCGGAGTGAATCAATACACTCGACAATGGTCTCGGATCGACACCTATGGCGGCAAGTTTGCGGAGCAAGCAACACAGGGCACGGCCCGAGACGTGTTCATGGCCGGCCTCCGCCGTGCGTGGCGCGCAGGATACCCGCTGGTGCTGCCGGTCCACGACGAGGCTGTTACCGAGGTGCCGGACGAGGCGGAGTACACCGCCGATCATCTATCGGAACTCCTCGCCACGCACGACCAATGGATGCTCGGCTTGCCCTTGGCAGCGGCCGGGGACGAGATGTACCGTTACCACAAGACCGATTGAGAAGGAGCGCGACCGATGACCCACGTGATGCTTGACCTTGAAACCTGGGGCGTCCGCCCCGGTTCCGCGCTGCGCTCTTGGGGCGCGGTCGTGTTCAACCCGGCCACGGGCGAACTCGGCGAGACGTTCTATAGGAATATCAGCGACCAGTCCTGCAAGGATATGGGCCTCACGCGCGATACTTCGACCGAGGAGTTCTGGGCCAAGCCCGAGAAAGCCGCAGCGCAGAAGTTCCTCGCCGAAGATGCCCGGCACATCACCGACGTGGTGGCCGACTTCACGGCTTGGTGGGAGCGGGTTGAGGGCCGGTTCATCTGGGGCCACGGCGCCTCGTTCGATCCCGTGCTGGCCGAAGCTGCTTACGAGGCGTGCTTTCTGTCGGCCCCTTGGGACTTTTGGAATATCCGCTGCTGCCGCACGGTGCTGGCGATGGCCAATCGCAAGCCGATGCGTGGGACCGGCACGCATCATCACGCGCTGGACGATGCCAAGGCGCAGGCAACCGCCATCGCGGCGGCGTTCAAGTACAAGCAGTTCAGTCCGCGCTGATGGGTGTCCGAGAAGCATCCGTGGAGACTTACCTCCGTCGTCGCGTTAAGGATGAAGGGGGTTGGCACCGCAAAATTGTATGGCAAGGGCGTCGGGGGGCGCCCGACGACCTCGTGTCGTTCGGCTTCCCCCGTATCGCCCTCGTCGAGTGCAAGGCGCCCGGCGAGGAGGTCGACTGGAACAGCAGCCAAGGGCGCGAGATTACCCGGCTGCGCGCTGATGGCTGGCCGGTCTACATCGTGTCGTCGCATGATGAGGTCGACGGGGCGTTAGAGCAGATCGTGCGGGGTGCCGGATGACCGAACCCCGCGTCTTCGTACCGCACGACTATCAGGAAGAATCGCTCGACTGGCTCTACGGCCACCAGCGCTGCGCGCTGTGGGCGCCCATGGGCGGGGGCAAGACCATCGTCACGCTAACGGCGCTGGAGAACCTGTCGGTCGTCGATGAGGTCTATCCGGTACTGGTGCTCGCGCCCAAGCGCGTAGCTCTGTCGACTTGGGTCAACGAGGTCGGCAAGTGGGCGCACACGAAGCACCTGCGCGTTCAACCCGTGTTCGGCACGGCGCGGGAGCGTGAGGCGGCTTTGCGCGTGCCGGCGGACATCTACACCTGCTCATACGATCTGCTCGACTGGCTCTGCGAACACCTCAAAGGAAAGTGGCCGTTCAAGACCGTCGTCGCAGATGAACTCACAAAATTGAAGTCGTTCAGGCTCAGCCAAGGGGGTAAACGCGCTCGCGCTCTGGGCCGTGTCGCGCACACCGACGTCAAACGGTTCATCGGCTTGACGGGCACCCCTGCGCCCAACGGGATCAAGGACCTCTGGGGCGCGGTGTGGTTTCTAGACGCTGGTCAGCGTCTGGGCAAGTCGTTCAGCGCATTCGAATCGCGGTGGTTCAAGAAGGGCTTCGACGGCTACTCGCTCGTGCCCTACGATCACTCGCAGGCCGAGGTCGAGCGCCTGCTCTCGGACATATGCCTGACTGTCCGGGGCCTCCCGACTGACAAGCCGATCGAGACGCCAGTCTATGTGGACCTAGACGCGAAGACCCGCGAACTCTACCGCCGGATGGAGCGCGACTTCTTCGCTGAGATCGAGGCCATCGGCGTCGAAGCGGCGAACTCGGCGGTGAAGTCGAGTAAACTCCGACAACTCGCTTCGGGCGCAATTCTAACAGAGGACGACGGGTGGAAGCCAGTCCATAACCTCAAGCTAGAGGCGCTGGAGAGCATTGTCTCGGAAGCCAACGGAATGCCGGTGCTGGTGCAGTACGACTTCGTGGCCGACCGCGAACGCATCCTCAAGCACTTCAAGCAGGCTCGGTTCCTCGACGCTAACCCGAAAACCGAGGACGCCTGGAACCGAGGCGAGATCGGAATGCTCGTCGCCTCAGCAGCATCCGCCGGCCACGGGCTGAATTTGCAGGAGGGCGGCAATATCCTCGCGCGGTACAGCTACGACTGGAACCATGAATATTTCGCGCAGATACTGGAGCGCATCGGCCCTCTTCGGCAGAAGCAGGCTGGGCTGGACCGCCCGGTCCACGACTACCGGATTGTCGCACGAGACACGATAGACGAAACGGTTCTCGAGCGGCATGATCTCAAGTGCAGCGTACAGGATGCGCTGCTCAAGGCGCTGGAGCGCCGGAAGGAGCGAGAATGAAAACCGTAGTTGTATGGGTGCTAATCGTTTTTAGCACAGGCGCAAATACCTCGCCGACCATGGTCGTGGTCGACAACATAGCATCTCAACGAAATTGCGAAGCGTTGGCTTGGACGGCTCGCGATCTGCCTGCGTTCAGTGTCACCACGCGCTGCGTCGCCGTGCGCAAAGTAGCGCCCTAGCACCCATAGCGCTTAGCCAGATCGCCGATCGACACCCGGCCGCCTCGCGCGAAGCCGGGGTCCACGCCGGGCAACGTCATATTGTACCGTCGTAGGAGGTCACGGAGTCGACGATCTTCCTCGCTCTCTCCGGGGCGCGGGAGATCGGCGCTGATGGACAGGGGCATTGGAACCCCTTCGCTCTGCGAACCTGTGATCCCTTGCGCCGCGCTGCCACCGACGAGGGTGCTGAGCGCCCGAGGTCCAGACACCGCTGCGTTGCGCGCGTTGATGGCTGACTGTGCACCCATGATCGCCTGGATACCTTCACCCGGATCGGTGCCCATGAGCGTTGGGGCCAGTTCTCCGGCGCGCGCGGAGGTCATACCCTGCGCAGCGTTGGCATACCGCTCACGCAGCCCGTGCCACAGCCCTCGGTTGCGCGCGACGTTGTTGGCGAGGCTCGTCCCGGTCAGAAGCGGCGCGCCGCTCAGACCCGTCTCTATAATGCCCTGCATTACGTGGCTGGAATCGAGGGTGTCGTCCGCTGCGCTGCGGCCTTGCTGCATCGGCTGCGTGCGTGTCTCCGCAGCAGTCTTGGCCATGCGCTGCTCAAGACCCGTCTGCGCCGCGAAGTCTTCCGGGGTCACGCCGATGAGCGCGAGTTTACGCTGCTGCGCAGGTGATCCGAAGACAGCTGCGTAAGCGTCTGCCCCTTGCGGTCGACTGGCGATCTGGTCGGCGGCGCGGGTGGCGAAGCCCTCGCGAAAAGCCTGCAGAACCGGCGCCTGCTTTCCGGCTGGCATACGCGAGATGTCACTCAAGATGCGCTCGACGTCGGCGACCTTGGTTTTGGGGTCCGCAGCGTCGAGGCCGAGGCGCAGGTAGTTTACCGGCGCGACTTCACTCTCGTAGACGCTGCGCGCCTGCTTGTAGTCCGGGTTCACCTCGTCGAGATAGGTCGTAAGCCTGTGGAGATAGGTTTGGAGCGACTGTGCCGGCCGATTGTTGGTCAGGTTCAGCTTGCGCGTGACGTTATCGCGATAGGTGTCGAGGTTGGCGGCCACCCCGTCGCGAATCTTGTCGAGGGTCTCCCACGACAGCCCTTTGGCGAGGGTTACGGTGCCGTCTGCGTTCTGCGCGAAGCCCATGGCTAGCGGATCGCTGCCTTCGTTCGCGACCTGATCGTATGCCGTCCGCATAGCATCGCGCCCGGCCGGCGTGTTCAACAGCGTCTGGAGGCGCTTGTTGTTGACCGGTGCCGGACGGCTGAACGCCTTGTCGTACCACGGACTTGCTGCGGTATACGCTTGGTGCTTGATGCTCTCTTCCCGGTCGCGAAGTACAACCGGCGCCGTTACGTCCCGTTCTACGGCCTCCGCCGCACGATCGGGTCGTCCAAGTTGGCGCGCCGGGTAAACCGTCTCTGCGATGTCCGCGCCAGCAGGAGATTTCCGCGCCACGCGCCCGGCCAGCGCCTGAGCTTCCGTGGTGGTGTCTGCGAGGCCCATGGGAAGCCCGAGACGCTCCGCCTCGGTGAGCCGTGTCAACGCATCCAGCGGCTCGCCGATACGACGGCCGATAGCCGTCTGCGCGAAGCTGGGCTTAGGCGCGCGCTTGGTGAATGTGTCGAGGGCGCTCTGAGCAATGGGATCGACAGCATAGCGGCCTGCAAGAGCGCCCAGCGTGCCGAGGGCCGCGCCCATAGCTGCGCCGCCAAACCGGTTGTCCGGGCTTTCAGCCGCACCCATGACTGCGCCCGAGCCGGTGTCTGCCGCCAAGGCTGCCGCAGGTGCGCTCACGCCGGGGACCGCGCTAAGCCCGCGCGTCAGGAGCATGGCGGGTGCGATGGAGCCGACGGCGCTTCCCATGAACGCGGCGTTGGGGGAAGCCTCCCGCACCGTCGCGAGCGACGAGCGGATGTTAGCCTCGTCGCTCGGGTTCATCATGCCTGCAATATCAGGCGCAGTGTTGAGCGTCAGGGCGTTCCCGAGGTTCATGAAGAACGAGGTATCCGCACTCTCCGCGCTCTGCGCATCCTTGCGTTCTTGCGCGGTCATGGGTCGTTCGCGCGGGTAAACCGTAGCGCCGCTGGGGCCGCGACCGCCGCCGCGCAGAAAATTGTCGCGGTATGCGATGGCCTTCTTTAGCTCGCTCTCGTTGAGCTTCGCCCGGCCACCATAAAGGTTTGAGGCGAGTGTTTGAATCTCCTCATACGGCGCGCCACGGTCAAGCGCCTGCTGGAGCTTGCCGGTGATCTCCTGGTCCGCCGATGCAACAACACGGGGGTCGCCGGAGCCGGCGATGTCATAGGCTGCTTCACGGCTTTGAATCGGAGAGATACGCCCTGTGGGGTCGTTAGCCTGCGGCACGAGGCGGCGCAGAATATCGCGCTCGACAACATCTACGGAGCGCGGTTTCAGGCCACCCTTGATAATCTCGCTTGGAGGCTTGCCGTCCGTCATGCCGTCGATCAGGGCCGAAAGCGCCGCGTACTTGGTCTCAATGGCCCGATCGCTGTCATCCGACGTGGGAATGTAGGACTGAAATACCTGCATTTCCTTGTCGGAATCACCTTCTTTCGCCGTCTGCGCGACGAGGGGGCGGATGAGCGGCAGGATGGAGTTATTGTGTGCCGTGAACTGCTCATACTCTGGAATGGCCGGGATGAGGCCGAACATGGCTGGCTGGTCCATCTTCTCCAGATAGCCGAAACCACGGCTGAGCGGCTGCCCTTCGATATTTTTGCGATACATGTCGATGCCGGCGAGAATCTGCGCCCGCACGATACTGGCCCGGTCAGCCGCACCCTCCTTGCGCGTATCCGCGTCCGTCGGCGTCGGGCCCTTCGCAGCCAGTTGTTCGGCTTTGGTAGCCTCGGCAGCCTCGCGCCGCACTCTGTAGGGGCGCAAGGCGCGCTCAGTCGCGGCGTCCTCAGCGGTCTTTTCCGTCGATGCGCCGCTCTGCGATATGCCAGCCTCCAGGCTACGCTCTTTGAGCGATGGTTGACGGGGCTGCGCATCGAACTGGTCGAAGAAGTTAGGTTCGGCCATCAATACCCCCTCATGGTTGCCAGCCGCGACAGGATGTCGTTGCCGTAGCGCTGCGTCTTAGGCCCCCATTTACCACGATCGGAGCCGCCAAAATAGTAGTGCGCGGAAGCCCGCACGTCTTTGCCCTCACCGCCCGCCTCCCACGCCTCGCGCACCGCTGCGTCCGTTAACTGATTCTGGTAACGCTGCGCCTCGGGCGTAACGCCGCCAAGCAGATCGGGCCTGTAGGGGAGGCCCATCCGCTGCGCGAGAACGCGCGCGGTGTCCGGCATGATCTGCCCGAGACCTGCGGCGCCAGACCCTTCACTGTTCGCCACCCCGTAGCGGCCCCCTGATTCCTGACCGATGATAGCTCTGCGGAACTGGCCATAGGTCGGAGTGAACTCAAGGGCGGATGAGGGGGTTGCCGGACGGGACGTTCCGAAAGTCACCCGATGGGCGTGAACCCATCAGACCTCCTGCCCCCAATATCCGCGCGGCCATGCCCGTGCCGAACTTGACATCGAACTCGTCTGCCCGCTCAGGGTGCTGGCGCAGCGCTGCGATGTGCGCGGCCGTCGGGCCGCTGGTGCCCGCGATCGGCTCCCCGGTGTCCATGTCCTGCAAATCGCCCGTAATCGGGTTGAACCCGGTGCGGCGACGCGGCTGCTTCCCGTACTGCGCCATCGTCTTGAGCAACGCCAGTTGCTGCGCGAGGGACTGCTGCTGCCCGGTCAGTTGCTGGTTTTGGTAGGCGTTCTCCAGCTCCATCAACTTGTCAGCGCGCATCTGGTCGCCTTGGCGCTGCATGCTCGTCTGCTCGGCGAGGACAGGCATGACGTTGCCGAGCACGCCGGCCAGACCTCGGGTGCGCGAGGGCTGCGCGAAGGCGGCCGAGAGTGCCAGCAGGCGCTCGCTCAGCGTCGGGCCGATCTGGCGCTGCTGGAGCATCTGCGTGGCGCGCTCAAGCTGCTGCCGGCGCATCGCGTCCTGTTTGGCCGTGTTGTCGCTGATTTGGCGTTGCACGGCGAACATCTGTTGCGGCAGGTCCTGCGGCGCCCCGACAGCGAAGCCGGTTTCTTCCTCATCGGGCACCGGGGCGCCGAAGGCCTGGTCGAACACGGAGAACAGATCGTCAGCCATCTTACAGGATACCCTTGAGACCGGAGAGCAGGCCGCCCACCCCTAGCAGACCGCTGGCAATCGTCGAGGCCGTCGAAGGCTGGTAGGTCGGCTGCTGACCGCTCGGCACGATACCGGCGCTCTGCGTCCCCGTGGGCACACCGGCTCCGACGCCCTGGAATGTCTTGAGCATCGCGTCGATCTGCGCCTGCGGGTAACCCTGCTGCCGCAGGAAATCCTCGTAGGCCGTGTTGAGGTTCGACTGAGCGAGTTGCTGCTGCTGGGTGCCGATCGTGCCGAGAGCCCCGGCACCCGTGAGGCCGTAGCTCTGCGCGAGGCCGCCAAGCCCCGCGAGTTGCTGCGCCGCCGACAAGTTGCGCGACGTATCCGCGCCGGAAAGCGCGCCCGCCGAGTTGCCGAGGCCGGACCAGAAGTTCTGCTGCCCCTGCGCGTAGTTACCCATGTTGGAGCCAAGCCCCGCGAGTTGCTGCGCTGCGTTCAGGCCGGCGGACTGCTGGCCCTGCGCGAAGTTACCCATGTTCGTGCCGATGCCCGACAGAAGCTGCTGCTGCTGCGCGGTGAGACCCGCTTTCGCCGTGCCGAGATTGGCAAGGGCTGTGCCGGCGTTGATCGCGTTGCCAGCGTCCGTCGAGGCGAAATTGCCGAGCGAATTGCCGATCCCCTGCGCAAGGTTCTGCTGGCCGGCGGTGAAGTTCCCGCGCTGGGTGCCGATCTGCGAGAGGAGTTGCTGCTGGCCTTGGGTAAGATTGCCCGCAGCCGTACCCATGCCAGCCACCGCGTTGCCCGCGTTGGCGAGGATATTCTGCTGGCCCATGCCGAGGTTGCCGGCTGTCTGTGCCAGACCTGCATAGCGGTTGAGGTCCGCCAGCGCGGCCTGCTGGGCGTTGTTGTAGCCCTGCTGGAGCGCCGTCGACTGCTGCCCGAGGATGTCATTGCTGGTGTCGCGCACGGCGCGCATCGTGTCGGTCAACTGGCCGCTTCCCCGGAACTGCCCGGACGTGATGTAGCGCCCTTCGAGGGCCGGCATGATGTTGTCGGCGAGGTTGCGCGTTCCGAGGTCCGCGATGCGGTTGACCACCGCATCGGTGTACGGGTTCATGTAGGCGTCGACATTCTGGGCGTTGCCCGAGGCGCCGGACAGGAAAGGCGACGCCATGGCGATACCCGTCGGGCTGGTGCTCTGCCCGAGATAACCAAGGGCGCCCCCGTAATACGGCTGCGCCGCGCCGAGGCCAGACATGCCTGTCGCCGCATTGTAGCTCGGGTCGGCTGCCGCCAGCGGGTTCATGCCTAGCGCCTGATTGAAGTATGGTTGCGCCGCGCCGGAAGCATTGGCCCCTTGCGCCTGCCCGAAGGCATTCTCAGCGCTGGCGTAGTTGCCAGCGGCCGACGCGCCCGGACTCATGCCCAGCGCCTGCCCGTAGTAGTTACCTGCCTGTTGCGCCGGATTGATGCCCTGCGCTCGGCCGATCGCATCGCGCGACTGGTTATAGTCGATCGACGACGCCGACAGGGGGTCGTACTTCTGGGCGTTGTTGAAATACGGCTGCGCCATGCCGAGCGAACTGGAGCCCACGAGGGCCGAGGTAGCGCCGAGCGCGGACTGAAGCGCGGGCTGGTAGGCATTCGCCGCCTGCTGCGTCTGCTGGAAGCCCTGTTGCTGAGTCGGGTTGAACCCGGCGACGCGCGGTCCCTGGTATGCCGGGTAGGGCTGCTGGCTAAGCGCCTGCTGCCCGGACAGCAGGTTCATGGCGTAGTTGGTGTACCAGTCCGGTAGCACCGTCTGGTTCGTGTTCGCCGTCAGCGCCGAGCCGGTCGGGATCGTTGCACCTTCCTGTAGGAAGTCAGTCAGTCCGGCCATCACCTACCCCTCAAGTATTGCTCAGGCGCCTTGGCCTTCACGCTGAATCGCCCCTCCGCCAAGTCGTGGCCCTTGTGCTTGCGCACATTGACGCGGAACTTGTCGAGGGTATCCGCCCCCGCCTTGCTCGATCCATCGCCGAGCAACGCCACGGTCTCCGCGTCAATGACGTACTCTCCGTCAGACAGCCGCGCCTTGATGTCGTCGCTGCGTCCAGTGCTTACCCCGCCGCCAACGGCGAAACCCTTGTCCCACCGCTCATCCTTCACACCCGGTGCGGGCGGCGTGTAGCCCTGCGGCACGTAGTTGAAGAAGCTCTGCTCCGGGCGCATGCCGTAGCGCTCCCAATCCTGTGCGGGCATCGTGGGCGTGCCGAGGTTCGACGACGCACCGACGCCGGGTATGTTCGCCGTGGGCAACTGCGCCGAGAAGATCGGGTTGAGGTTCCCGTTGATCCCGGCGGGCACCTTGCCGTTGCTTCCCGTCTGGCTGCCGCCGAGGACATTACCAAGCAGCCCCGTCGCAAGGCCGCCGAGTTGGAGATAGTCGGTGATCTTGTCCAATGTCGACTTCGGCGCGGCGGCCGTGTTCTCGGCGGTGATGGGCGGGGTGCTGCCGGTCAGCGCGCCCGTAGCCGCTCCGCCGACCGCGACAGGGGCGCCGAGCGGGTCGATGTCCAAGGGCGGATTCTGCGAGCCCGTCACGACTATATCGGGCTCCGCTGGCGGGGTTACCGCCCCGACGCCCGGCATACCCGCGAGAACGCCTGTGTCAATCGTGGGCGGCTGCGGAGCCTGAACAACTATCTCCGGCCCCGTCGTGGTCGGCGGCGCACCGCCCCCGGTCAGCGCCTCCATCCCGGTCAAGCCCCCGTAGTCGACGCCGATATTGGCCAGTTGCGACAGGTCGATGCCCGGCGCGGGATTACCTACGACTGTGATGCCGTCGTATGGCGCGGCACCCGTCCCGGTGCCAGCCCCCACACCGCCCCCACCTAGTGCCGCGCCCCCACCCAGCGCAGCCGCGCCGAGGCCGGCTGCGCCGAGGCCAGATAGGCCGGCACCAGTCGCGCCAATGACGGTGATAGGCGCGGCACCTGCCGCCAGTGTGGGGGCGAGCGCGGCGGCGTTGGCGATTGCGCTACCGATGCCCGTTGCACCAGTAGCAGCCGCGCTGCCCAAACCGGCCGCCGTGCCCCCCGCACCAGCGGCCGATCCGGCGGCGGTAGCCCCCGCTGCACCGCCGCCACCCCCACCTAGCAGACCGCCGACCACTGGCGCGGCGATGGCCGCAGCCAGCGGCAGCGCACCGAGAAGGAACGTCGGGCTGAAGTCGGACTTGCTCTTGCCGGCGTACCCGAGGCCCGCAGTGCCCTGCGCGAACAACGGATTGAGCGCGGTTGAATCGGGGTCTGCATCGGGCGTGGAGCCGTAGATGTTCCAGCCGCGGCCGAGGCTCCTGCTCAGGTCGGTCGCCTGCTTGAGCGCGTCAATACCCGCCCCCTCGTAGAGCGTCTTGCCGCCCTGCACGAGTTTGAACGTCTGCCCATCGTAGACCGGGATTTGACCGCCCGCGAAGGCGTAGGGTGACACCGCGTTGTCGTCACCGCGATCAAGGCCTGGATCGTCGTACAGTTGGTAGGGGACGCCCAGCTTGCTCCAGGTGTCGGCAAGCGACATATCCATCCCGGCGTTGGGGCCGAGAAGCGCTGCCTTGGCGGCGTAGCGGGCGTCGCCGCCATAGTCCTTGAGCGACATCAGCCTTGGCCCTCAAGCATGGTGTAACTGCGCATGGCCCACTCTCGCCAGTCGGTGAATTGGTAGGGGTCCGGCACAGCACGTTGCGCAAAGGGTGAGGCGCGGACGAAACCCGCTGCCCAATCCTGCCACATGCTCTCGTCGGTGAGACGCCCGAAAGACCAAGCGTCGCCGTTGCTCAGTATGACGGAATCGCACCAATCGCGCAAGGACAGGCCACGCGGGTCGATCATGTGACACTCGTCCCGTCACCGATGCTCACATGGGCCAGGACCTGACCCATCTGATAATCGCCGTTGATGGCGTTGCTCTCGACGTGGAACCGCAACTGACGACGCTGCGTCTTGAAATAAACGACCTCCTCGTTAGTGGTCGATGGCTCCTCGTAGATGATCTTCGCCTCGGACGCGACCATGCGCGATCGGGCATTCTGGCGACCGGTTACGGTCATGGTTAGGTCGCCGGACTGCACGAAGTCGGGTTCGACGATGCCGACCTCCAGCCACCTGTCAGGCATGTCTGCACCCATCAGGGGGAGCATGATGTCGGCTGTCTCGAAATAGGACAGCACGGGTTGCTCGGCCTGCTCGACGATCTCATTCAGCCCCGTCTCGTGAATCCAGAAGCGGTACGGGGCGGTAAATGTTATGCCGAACGTGGCGTTGATGCCGGTGCCCGTGGTTGCGGTCACCGATACCGGGTTGGCGGGAACAACCTCGTAAGAGCCGATATTCGATATGGTAACGCTGCTGATCGCGCCTGCCGCAACCGTGGCGACCGTAAGTTCGATCGGGATCGCCCCAATCCCGCCGACCACGGACAGCACGTCGCCCACGGCGTATCCGCTCCCGCCGGCAACGACGCTGGCGTCAACCGCGATGAACGGTTGCGGCTCGACGCCGGAAAGCATGGGGCGGCGGAACACTGCCGGAGACAACCCCGCCGCCCGCCCCCCGTTGGGCAACTCGGTATCGTACCACGTATTTTCACGGACGTTATAGATGACAGCGTGCGTCGGCTCCTCTGCGTCGCCGAAGGGGAAGCACCACCATATCTCACCGAAACGCGGCACCTTGTAGGCGAAGACCTTCTGGCGCTGCGAAGCGTTGAGGTTGTCGAAGAACCAGTTCAGGTTGAGGTTGTTCGGAACCTCGCGCACGACGCCGTTGAAACTCAGGAAACGGTCGGTGCCAATCCAGTAGAAGACGCCGTCGTATTCGATCACCGTCTGCGCGCCCAAGATGGACGACTGCGACGAAATGGTGTCGAACTGGAAGACCGGGGTGCCACCGATGTAGCTGGCGCGGACGAGGCTATCGGCGGACCAGAATAGCCCGGAAGGTGCGTTACCGGGGCCGCCACGCAGAGGCATCCCCCGGATGATTTTCTGCCCGGTGACGTAGGCGTTACCCGCGCCAGACCCGGTGAAGTCTGTCGGATCGCCGGGAATGGACCACGCGACATAGCCGTTGGTTCCGAAGACAAACGTATAGGGGTGCAGCACGACGACGCCGCCTGTGGCGTCGAAGTTAGCCGGGACCGTCGTCACCTCGGTAAGCGCCGTCGTGGTGAACAAGTCGCCCGTGAACAACTGGCCGCCTTCCGAGTTGCAGATGCAGATCAGGTTCGGCGCAACCTGCGCGACCAGCAGGTTAGTCCCGCTTGCGCCGTCGGCGATGCTGTCGAATTGCCACATATTCCGCTCGTCGTCGACGAGTGTTGATGGCGTGCGATTGCTGATGATGGAGGTGTTGCCGGACCCGCTGACTGTGAAATGCTCGACGTGGGTGGCCGCGCCAGCGTGGACGTATGTCAGCGTGTTGCGCGTGTACCCGTGCAGGGTCCGTGCCAGACCGTGCAGGTACTTGTTGATAGCGCGATAGCCCCACATCTTGCGCGGCAGCCCGCGCTGAAAGCGGCACCACTGCCCATCGACGTAGTTGTCGCCCTCGAATTGCGTTCCGTCCCGTTTGATGCCGGGTTGCGACGCGATCTTGAGGAGAACGCCCTTAGCCAAGACGGGCCTCCAAGTCTCGCACCCGCTTGGTCAGTTCTCCACAGAGATCATCGAGTTGCTGGACCGCGCGCACGAGCACCGGGACCAAAGCACCGTAGCCGGCCTCAAGCCGATCAGGGTTGCTGTCATTGACGAGGTTCGGGATGTGGTATCCGGTTCTATCCTGCGCGGCGATGAGTTCCTGCGCGATGAAACCGATGTCCGAATCACCGGCCCTGGCGCCGTCGCGCATGTTCCACTTGAACTCGACGGGGCGCAGTGCCGCGATGAAGTCGAGACCGGGCTTGAGCGTGTAGATCGCCGTCTTGTCGCGCCCGTCGGACAGCGATGTGATGGTCGTCACGTTGCACCGCAGCGCCGTAATGGCGTTGTTGCCGAGAGTGATCTCGTTGCTGATCGTGGCCGATGAGGGGGCCGCATTGTACCCGATGAGGGTGTTGTTGCCACCCGTCGTCAGGCTGTTCGCCACCGCGTAGCCGATGATCGTGTTGTTAGTGCCGGTGGACAGCAGGAACACCGAATCGGTGCCGACGATCGTGTTGCCCGCGCCCGTGGTGACGCGCCCGGTGCGCGCGCCGATCGCGACGATGCTGGAACTGATGGCCGCTGCCGGCGCTGCGTTGAACCCGATGATGGTATTGCCGGCGTTGGCCGTGTTCCCGTCGATCCACAGACCTCGCGTACCGCTGACCGAGGCTGCCAGTTCGTTCGCCGCCGAACGGTAGATGCCGGTGCTGGTCGACGCCGAGAAGGAGAGTGCCGGCGCCGACACCGAGCCGTTCGCAAGACCGGTCATGCGAGTGATGTCGGCGTTGGTGCCCGATGCCGCCGCACCGAGGTTGGTCCGCGCGTTAGCGGCCGACGTGGCATTGGTGCCGCCATCGGCGATGCTGATAGGTGTCGGAATGCCCGAGGTGGTGACGGCCTGGACCAGGTCGGAACCATTGGAGTAGTAGATGCTCTTGTCGCCCGACGCGATGTTGATGCTGCCGCTGGAGCCGGACACCTTGAGCGACAGGGTGAAGCCGCCCGAGGTTGAGTTGGTTATCCAATACTGCTGTGTCGTGGGCGGCACGACGACGGTCGTGTTGCCGGCCAGCGCGCCCGTGAAATCATAGGCGATGCGGTTAAGCTCGGCACCTGCGAGCGTGTAGGTGCCCGACACGCCGCCGAGGTTGACCGACGTGTAGTCGAAAGTGAAAATCGACTGCTTGCCGAGGCCAATGGTCCACCACTCGGTTCCATCTGTTACCAGCACGGCGCTGTCGCCCGGCAGCAGCGTCAACGTCGAAGCGTCGTTGATCGTTTCCGAGCCCGAGGGGTCGATCGTCCAGTTGCCGGTGCCCCCGTTACGCACGTTGACGAACCAGTTGTTACCCACGTCCGCCGCAGCAGGAAGTCGCAGCGTGCCGAGGGCACCGGTCCAGACGAAGGCATCCGCCCGGTCGGTGCTGAGCAGCGTGTAGGGTGTCGACGTGATCGTCGACACGTCCGTCGCCTGCGCCAGCACGGAGCCGATGGCGATGATGCCAGCACCCGCGAGCGCCGAGGCTTGCGCCTGCGCCGTAGAAGCCCCGTACTGGAACACACGCCATGTTCCAGCCTCGGTCATGTTGCTGGTCAGGTAGACCTGCCACACTTCCCCCGCCGAGAGGGTGAGCAGGGCGCCGCCCGTAGCCGTGACGATGCTGACGTCGCTAGGCCCGAGGTTGTTGAACAGGACCGTCTGCCCGTTCGATGCCTGGCGAGCATCTGGCATCGTGATCGTGTACGAACCGCCGGTCGTCAGGTCGACGATCGAAGCGACGATGTCCGCACCGGTAGCCGCGTCCAGCGGCCATTCCAGCGTCAGGTCCGCCGTGAGGGCGAAGGCGACGTAGCTAACCTGTGATGGGTAGATCGTGGTCCCGCCGAAGACCTGTGTGAAGGACGCCACCGAATGTCTCCCTAAGCCTTGTCGCGCACGGAGGCGCGATCGAGAATTTTGCCGAGGTCTTCACCGTTGGCGGTGGCGGCGGCGCGGTCGTACATCTGCTGCCAGACTGTGATGCGGTCGTCCGCTTTCAGGAACGGGGACGCTTCCAGCAGTGAAGCGTAGAGCAGCAGTTGCGGCAAGTTCTCCGTCACCCAATTCGTCTGCACCGCATCGCTCAGCAATTCGGGCTGCTCGTAGTATAGGATTTCAAACGGATAGTCGGTGTCCGGCGTCGGTGCGAGCAGCCAGTGATTTGCATCGTAGTCGGCGTAGAGGACAGGCTGTCCAGTCTGCGTCGCGTCGGGCCAGAAAGTCCGCAGGTACTCGTAGGACCGGGTGAGTAGCACCTTGCGCTGTTCGCCAGTCGTGCCGGTGCCGATCGACCACGAAGTCGTCTGCCGCCAGCGATCCGGCTTGGGGTAGACCGACACGTTGGCCGCCAGCGTACCCGTGACCGGGACGATGAAGCCCTCGATCTTGAGTTCCTGCGCTATGCGGCGCTCGGCGAGGTTGATCAGGCGCGGAATCTGGTCGAAAACGATCGGATCCGCCGTGGCGTCCCCACGTTCCAGATAGCGCCGCATGTCCTCTTGCAGACTGGTGAAGGTCATCGCGTCCGCCATGGTCAGGCTCCACATCCTTTCAGCAGCGCGCGCAATTTCCCTGCGTAATCGCGCAGTTCAAGCGCAAGTACCGCGACCACGGCAATATCCCGACGCGCATCGCCAGTGAGTTGCGACGCTACCGGGGCGGGTTCGTCCGGCACATCGGCAGGTTTGACGCAAGCAACCGGCGTCGGGACGCTTACGACTCTATCGCTGCCGCAGCCCGTGAGGAAAACAGTCAGAACCGCGATGGTGAGATAGAGCGATGCGAGGCGGTGGAACTGGCTCATAGCCCATGTGCCCCCATTACTTCGCCCGGCGTCTCGCACCCGGCCCCAGCGACGCGCACGGTACGGATACGGTCGGCCTGCTTGCGCAACTCCGCCGACATGCCTTCGTGCTCGCGCAGGGCCTGCTTGCCGCGATCGGCCTGCAACTGGCCCGTGCTCACATAGAACGCGAGTGCGTCCTTGAAGCGGTCCCTCTCGGCCGCGACGGCCTTGATCTGCAAATCGCGCTTCTCGATCGTATTGTGCGCGCTGGTCAATCGCCATGTCTGCACGCCAAGGGCGAGTAGCAGGAACAGCGAGGCCCCTCCAAGCAGTTTGCCTGCTAGCGAGGCGAACAGGTCGCTCACCGCAGCGCCCTCCGGCAAACAGCCTGCTCGTCCTTGCGACGGTTAATGAGACCAGGATAGACGGCACGCACGCCCGTCTTGCGGTTCTTCGCGCTGATGAACCACGTCGGCAGTGCGTTGCAGGCAGCGGCGATGTTGCCGGCGTTGACCAGCGGCGCGTACTTGTCGCAAGTCCGCTCGGGGCCTGCATTGTAGCTGGCGTCCAGCAGAGCCCCGTAGACCTGCGTGTAGCGTGGCCAGTCAGGGCCGACGAGGGACGGCATACATTTAGCTAACACCGGGGCGTAGTCGCGGGCCATGCGGGCGCGCAACTTCGTTGCGCACTCGTCCTGCGAATAGACGCGCGAGGGGTCGACGTCCTCTGTCTCCCCGTAGCATTGAGTCAAGATATGGGCCGGGTCTAAATATGCTTTCCCCCGGTAGCCTTCCCAGCGCTCGGCGATGGGTGATGCGACCGCGACGGCAGCGGTAATGGCCAGCCCGATTGCGCCATGCTTCTGCGCAGGCGTCAGGACCGTAGCCGGCCTGCCAGCCGCCGCGTTGCGCTGGCGCAGGGTTTCCAGTGGGCTAGGCACCGCGCTTAGCTTCCATCTTCGCCTGCAACTTGGGCTGCTTCCAGATGCGCGCGATCAGCGTCGGCGCCGTCACGATGGCAGCGATCAGCAGCGCCAGCGGCAGTTGCAGCGTGGAGGGCACGAAGGGGAGCACGCCGAGCAGGACAGCCCAGTGCAGGCCTACCAGCGCGACGATCAGATTGACCGCAGCCGTCACCCACGTCGTTGCGCTGTGCCAGAGGACGGTGCCCCAACTTTCGATCAGTTTCACGGCCTATCCCTTCTCGCAGACTGTCGTCGACTTGTTGAGCACGGCGTAGAGCCGGCTCACGTAACGACCGGTGATGGCCGAGCGGAACCGCACTCGCCGACGGAAAACATCGCGCAGGCGAGTGGGGAAGCTAATCTTCGTCACGGCGCGACCTCCGCTTGGCTGGTATCTGCTTCTTCAACTGAAGAACCAGCGAGGACATATCGCTCGGCAGTACCGGGTCGGTAGGGAAGGCGCCCTGCAACACCCGCTGCCAGCGTTCGAGCGCGGCGCTATCCGGGTCGTGCTTGCGCAGTTCGAGGGCGAGACCGGCGCCTGCGTTGCAGACGCGGGCGACCGTGCCTCGAAGGGACGCGACGTCGCGGTGCAGGGCCTCAAGATCGCTCTCGATGCGCTCGCGGTACTCCCGCTCACGGCGTTGGAGCGATTCTTCCCACTCGCGCATCTTGGCGGCGCGCCGTTCGTCACGCGCACCCTGCCAGTTCAGGAGATAGGCTATACCCCGGCCAAGCGCGACCAGTATGGCCAGTATGCCTGCCGCCTTGCCACCTTCAACCAGCATCGAAGCGTCCATCGGCATTCCCAACCCCTTCATGGCGCCAGCGGCTGTTACCCCGCTGGTGCCGCCACGAGACGCGAGGAGCGAACTACACGTCTCGGTGGATTCAGTGACCATGCGTGCTGAGGATGCCACCCCGAAGCCTCCTAAACCGTCATCGTCGCAGCGAGCCGGAACAGGTTGTCCAACGCGCCGCTGCTCATGCTTACCGAAGCGGCTGCCGCAGCGACCAGCGCGTCGTCGCGGCGAACCTCAACTGCGTATTCCCACGCCTCCTGCGCTTCTTCCCCGGCCGCCGCGACAAAGGCGTCGACCTGCGCCTTTAGCCCCGCCTGCCGTAGCGCCCGACGCATCTGGAGCGGCGTCACGGCCTCAGGGACCGGGTTGGCGGGCGCCTGCAGAACCTCCGACGCGCGGGCAGCGGCTTCCTCCGAGGGGGTCAACTCGCGGCCAAGTCTCATGTCGAAACGCGGCATCGCTTACCTCGCGTACAGTTTTATGGAAGTGGCCGATAGTGTCCCGTTTCCGAGTTGCACGCGAACACCGGTTATACCGCCCGTGCATAGAAAACTGCCGACTGACTGGAACCCCGAGCCGGGGGCGTTCAGGTACGCGGGACTGGACCCGGCGTCCTGGCTGACCGCTCCGATGAGTTGGATAAGGTCTCCCCGGTAATGCGGGAGAAAAACATTACCCCTCATGGGCGCGCTGGCTATGGATTCCGAGATGGACTTCACCGTCGACCACGTCGACCCATCCGGGGATACGGCGAGTTGCATCGACCCGGCGGTGCCCGCGTGCGTAGCGTTTATCTCGATAGCCAGGTCCGAGTAGGACGACGATATGGATGTAAAATCCCAAGGCCCCGCGCCGGTCGACGTGAGCGTAGCCAGCAACGTCCACGCACCAGCCGCAGCGGGCGTCGCCCACGCAGCAGTTGTGCCATTCGACGTCAGCACTTGCCCGCTGGTCCCGATCGCCAGCCGCGTGCCGCTGTTGGACCCGTTTCCGACGATAAGATCGCCTGTGGATGTGATAGGCGTGGCGATGGTGATGGACCCTGCACCGTTGGTGATGCTGATGGCCGCTCCAGCCGTCAGCGTCGCTTTGGCCAACGTGTTTCCGGTCGTATTGCCGATCAGCAACTGGCCGTTGGTGTACGACGTCTGCCCGGTGCCGCCGTTCGCAACGCCGAGAGTACCGCCGAGGGTTATCGTACCGGCGCCTGTGATGGGGCCTCCGCTGGCCGAAAGGCCCGTGGTGCCGCCGGATAGAGCCACGGAAGTGACGGTGCCCGATCCGGAAACCGTGATATACTCGACGTCGGTCGTGCCCGCATTGACCGCGAGTACCTTACCCCCGTTGCCCGCGTAGGACGGCAGTATGGCAGCTCGCGCGCCGGCAGCATTGCCAGCGCCCGTACCGCCGCTGGCAAGCGCGAGGGTGCCGGCGAGCGTCAGCGTCCCGCTGGATGTCACGGGGCCGCCGCTGAACGACAGCCCCGTAGAGCCGCCACTGGCGTCGAGGGAGGTCACGGTGCCCGTCGCGGCGGCGATATAGGCTACATCGGTCTCGCCGCCGTTAACTGCGAGTACCTTGCCTGCGTTACCGCTGAAGCTTGGCAGGATGTTGGCCCGTGCGCCGGCCGCCGTCGCGGCGCCCGTGCCGCCGTTGGCCACCAGCAGCGTACCGCCCGCCGTGATCGTGCCGTTGAGCGTCACGGGGCCGCCGCTGAACGACAGGCCCGTCGAGCCGCCCGAGACATTGACTGACGTGACGGTGCCCCCGCCGACGGCTGCGAACAGCGTCGACAGTTGCGCCTGGTACGTCACGCCTGACAGTACGTAGACGATGGTCCCGTTCGTGTTGGAGCCTGCGTATAGCGGGAGTTGCGTCGTCCGCGTCGGGATGAGGTTCGACGGCACGGTGCTCATAGGACCAAATACCCTTCGCCGTCCTCAGTCAAAATGAACTCGTCTCCGTCCTCGGAGATGTACCCCGCCGGATTCGTGCCGATCGGCGCATCGGGCCGGGGATACCGCACAGCGATCTGGTCCGGAGAGCGGGCCGGCAGCCGCCACGGATCGAATTGGTCGATACACCCGCGGTCGCGGCAGGCGCGAATGCCGGGATTGTTCGGATCAGGCGCAAGCTCGGTGATCGAGCGCTTCATGTGGCACCGGTCGCACACCGCGATGCTGAGCGACGTCAAGCCGCGCGTGTCGAGATAGAGGCTCACCGCGTATAAACTCCGATCGCAGGGACGATGTTGACCGGCGAGTGGTCGCTTTCCTCCTGCTGCGCGACATACAGCGCGCGCTCAGCCTTCTGGTCGAGCAATGCCGAGCGGTTGAGGTCCGCGTCAGGGTACTCCACGACCAATTTGGCCGCGAGCATGGAGACGACGGCCTCGAACCAGCGCTGGGGGACGTCGAGCGTCTGCGTCATGCTGCCGACATCCATGATGTAGCGATGCCGCCATGCGACGATCTGACGGACTTCGGC